TTTCTAAAAGTATATGACTTTGGTTCATCATATCCGTTTTTAGATATTGTAGTAATGTCTAATTGAGCATCAGCAAAATCTACAAAGTTTTTATCTAAAGGAGGACTGATACTTATTTCATCTGCTTGTAAACTACCTGTCATAGTATAAGCTGTACCATTTACATCAACTTCTGTAACAGATCCTGTTAAAGTAAATACATCTCCTATAGCAACAATTCCTTCAATACCAGTTCCTGTCAATATATTTGGATCAGTAGTATAACTTCCACTTACTGCAGCTAAAGTTATATTAGATGCTATAGTATCTTGTTGAAGTAAAGCTAAAAGAAAAGGCTTATATGGAGTATAACTTAATTCATAGTTAATATCACCAGTAATATCAGCATCAACAACAACCAAATCATCGGTCTGTCTGTCTGATCTAATAACTTCAGATGTAGCGGTAGTTACATTACTTACTGGAGAACCACCAGTTGTTGGTAGTAATTGAAATTGTGGGGTGTCAGGTGTTATTCCGACTTCGGTTTCTTCTATGTATGCAATGTCAGTATAATTCGTTGTTACTGCCATGATAAATCTCCTATTTAATTATTAAATTGTTTAAGTTTTATCAGATATGAATGGGACATCACATATCAAACTAAACCATCCATCGTTTGTATCACCAACTCTTCTTGTGGAAGCTGATTCAGTAAATAAATCTGGTAATAACATTTGGTTGCTCATTATAGATTCAATATCATTTGAATATATATAAGCTTTCCCAATTCCCTTTTCTAGAGATGCTCTAATAACTATTTGAAGAACACCTACAGTTCTTATTCTTTGTGTGTTTGCTGCACCAACACATGTATTTGAAGATTGGTAAGGTATAAAATATGTAGATAAATAATCTTGTCCTTCAACTTCTTCAAAAGGAACATTTTCATCAGCTATTGGTATAGGTGAAGTCCATAGTGCTACGCCTTCTTTTAATGCTTTATTTAATTCTGCAGCTGTTTCTAATTTAGTTGGCATAATTAAATATTCATATCCGTGTTAGATTGTCCAATGCCTATACTTTTCTTCAAACCTTTTAATATAGCTTTTTGTACAAAGTTTACATTAGCTCTTGTTTTTGGAGTAGTTTGTTTAGCTCCTCTCCAAGTTATTCCATCATTGACATATGATAAATATGGAACATTATTCCATATATAAAATTTTGACCAACGCTTCTTATATATTTTTTTTGCAGGAACTGGAGTTCTTACTCCATCACATTCATCATAAGTTCCTCTATGAAACTCAGATTTAGGAACATGTTTTTCTTGATCCATTTGAAAAATTTGACCAGTAGCAGATGGTCCATAGTGCCAGTTTTCGTTTAATGCTCCTGTACATATAGGAGTATCTTTCCATAATTCTGAAAAGATGCTATAAACTAATTCTGCATTATCTCTACCAACAGATTCAAATATATCTTTCGCTATATCAGCATATGTTCCGCTTTTTCCTCTTGATAATGGCATTATCCCCATCTCCTACATTCTAATTCCCAACTACAACCTGCTGGATCTAAATCTATACCTTTTATCTTATAAGAGTTATTTCCATCTATTATTTTTATACCAATTATAAAAATGATATTTGAATTAATTCTATCTTCATCCATAATTAAAAATTTAGCAGAATCATTAAGTGAAGGATTATCTAAATTTTCACCCTCTGTATCTTCAATTTTAACAGCTATTACATCTTTTGGATTAGGAGTTAATACATTTTCCATTGTGTCTGGATCATATGTACTAATCATTTCAATATATTGAATTATTCTAACGGCATCTTTAAGGTCACCTTCAAATGCCTCTTTTATACCTGTTTGAATATCTTCATATAAACCCATGTTAAATTCTACCTATCTACTATAGAGAAAACTCTTATAACTCTCTGCATCTTCTTTACTTTTAAAACCAAAAGCTATTCTTTTTTTTAGATAACAAATTATCCAAGAATTTTTTACTTTAAGAACAATAAAATTTCTATGTTCTTTTTTCATTATGCAATACTAGTAGCGATTGAATCCCTTGCTGCTTGTATGATACTCCATGCTCCACGTTTATCTTTATCTAATGCTAATCCAGCATTTATTAATGCTGTTCTTAAAATAGATGGAGTTCTTAATTGGTTTGTTTTTATAGTGGAGTATGGACCTTCTCCATCATACATAATTTGAATAGTATCTCCAGCAACTACTCCAGTTACTAGCGATGGATCTCCATCTGCTAAATCTAATAAAACACTATTAGTAATAGCTTCTGCAGTAAATATAGCTAAAGCTGCATCATCAGATACAGAAATAATATCTCCGCCACCTGCATATGCTACTGTTAAAGTATCTGTTGGAATTATATCTACAGATAATACTATTTCGATTTGATCATTGTTAGTTAGAAGAGAAGAAACAACATCTCCTCCAGCATTTACACTAACAGTGAAACCTGTCGTATCTATTGAAAGTTTTACATCTTCTGATACATTAATTATGAGTACATTTTCATCTTGATTATATACTTCTGATGCTACATAAGTTGCTGCTGCCATTTTCTTATACCCTTATTAAGTTTCCAGTATTGCCTAAAGTACAATAGGCAGAAATCATTAAAGTTATGTCTTTATTACTATCAGATATTTTTGTACTGGGAGAATAAAAACCTAAATATGTGGTTGAAGTTTCAACAGAACCAGCTTTAACTTTTTTATGAGTTATTGGTCCAGATGTTTGTTTAGAGTCATCTGTTAATTCACCAGTAATATATGAATTAGCTAATAAAGCATTAGCCATTTGAATTTCTTCTGGTATAGTAGTTGTATCTGTTATATCCCATAAAGAAGAATCTTCACAGGTATATGTACTATCAATATAGTTTTTGCCTACTGATATAGCTAATTCTTTTTGTGTAGTTGATAAATCATCCCAAGTTTCATTATCATTTATAGAATTAGCGTATGATACTGTACAATATCCAGTTGAAAAAGCCATTTACTTTACTCTTTTAGAACCGTCAGGACGTAATCCACGAGAAGTATTCATTATTTCTGTCCAAGTAGCTTGCTTTCCACTAACTACGGGAACAGCTTTAGCTTTTGCTTGTTCAACAGTTTGATCTTCTTTCTTTTCTACTACAGATGGTTTAGCTTCTGCAGCTTTTTTAATAATTGGTTTAACAGGAGTTTTAACTTCTGGTTTTGCAGGAGTTTTAACTTCCGGCTTCTGTGCTTGTTCAGTCATTTTCATTCCTTATTCATAAAAAATGTTGAGACTTAAAATACAAGTCTCAACAAAACTTTTATTAACCGTTAGTTTGAATGTATGCTAACTGGATATTTTTACGAGACTCATAAACTCTGTCCCAGTTTGTTGCTAACGCTAAATCAGCATAGGATGCTTGAGTATTATCGGTACCACCAGTTAAGGTAGAAGAATCGAATTCAAAACCAACAGGATGAATAATCTCTGTAGTACGAGAATAGATGATTTCTTCACCACCACCTTCACCAGAAGCAGGATTACGATCAACTTCAGAAGGCATATTAGGATAACCTGAGCCATAACCGAAGGAACCAGCACCGAATATGATAGTAGTATATGTAGTACGATTAGAACCAGCAACTGCAGGCATACCGTCATCAACTATAATACGGTGACCAAGATAAGTACCGAACATAATCTCACCACGAGCATTTGGAATAAACTCGATAAGATTTTGCTTATTCAGTTCTGCGTAAACGACTGAGTGCATAGCGATAACCATACCACCAGCTTGAGTCATACGATCACCCATAGTAGCTAGGGCATCAATTACGATATCAGAACCGATTTTCTCAGCAGCTGTAATAGCAGCAGCATCATCAGTAGCTACGGTAACTAACATATCAGAATTATCAGCTGCAACGTTATCACCAAGAACACCAAGAGCTGATTTAATCAGACGATTCTGGGTATTTGTAGCCCAATAAGAAGCAATACGATCTACGATAGCCATTAGAGGATCAGACATAGAAGTGATTTCACGAGCTAAATCCATAGCAGACCAAGAATTGTTCTGATAAGAAGCACGGAAGATCATTTTTCCAGAAGTAATTTTCTGAGGAAAAGATTCATTTGCAGGATTGTCTGAACTAAACCAAGGCTCTGTACCGCTTGCGCCTTCGCCTGAATTAGAAAGTTGGAAGTAAAAAGGTAATTCACCGATGTTACCACCAGTAGATAAGTGAGCTTGAAGCTTAGCGTCATTTGTCATAACACCAGCTTGAAGAAAAGCGTTTAATTCAATTTGACGCTCTTGCATCGCATTGTCAAAAGTTAATGGATCATATAGATCTGTAAGGCGTACTGTTTCTGCGGCCATTTTGTATCTCCTAAAAAATTGAAATTCTCTTGGAGATATTGTTTGCACCAAGAGTTAAATTATATTTTAACAATCTTGGCGTAACCTTGACTGGATAGATCGTAGACCTATTTATTACTTATAATTTTAGCTTAAAAAAAGTGAAAAGTCCAATATTATTTGATTAAATTTTAATAGACTTTGTATAATATTTAGGTTATAATAAATTAATTAATTTAAATAAAATAATTCATATGGAGGTATAGTAGTGTGAAAGAAAATTTAATTAATGTAACAACTAGAGTTAATGAAAAAACTCATAAATGGCTTGAAAATAAAGCTAAAAAAGAAAAACGAAGTATTGCAAGTTTAATAGCTATAGCAATAGAAAACCTTATAAATTTGGAGAAGTAAAATGGCAGTAGAAAATTTTGATTTTGATGATTTACCAGAAGATGATTTTACAAATCAAGAAAAAATTGTGAATGTTACAGTTAAAGTTCCAGAAGGTACACGGGAGATGTTTAGTAAAATTGCCCATAGAGAGCGTAGAAATATGGCTCAATTAGGAGCTATTATTCTTGAAGACTGGATAAATGAATATATTAGTAAGTACAAAGAAGAAAAATAGTAGTCATGTTTAAATCTTTTCTTACTATATCCCTATAGATAAGAAAAGATTTATCACATAGATGACTTTATACTGCTTCTCTAAGAGTTTTAGCTAGTGTAGGGTTTGTTCTCTGAAGTTTAGATTGTTCAGTTAAAGAATAGCTCTTTCCACCCTTGTCAAAAGGATTATTGGTAGCATTATAGTTAGTACCATTATCAATAGCGATGGTAGTTTCAGAGCCTTTATTCTGTAAAGGAAAAGCTCCTGCAAACTGCTCATTAGCCTGAAATTCTGAAACTAGTTCCTCTACAGACATTGGATTACCAGTTTCGTTATTCATTCTATCTTTTCCAATAGCATCTACAACTTTAGTTTGGTATTTTCCCATATCATCTTGGAAAGTTTGTATACTCTGCTTAATATGAGGCATTAGTAAAATCTGACTGCCTTGAGCTTTCTCAATTTCTTTTAAAGCTACATTTTCAATAAGCTCAGAATCTAAAGAATTGCGTAATAACTTAATTTCACTGCTTAACTTTCCGGTTTCTTTCTTTAAAGTTGTTTCGTGAGCATTAGTCATATCGTTCTTTAGCTTATCCCAGTTTTCAGTTGCGATTAACTTATCGTCATCTAACTTCTTTTGGTCAGCTACAATCTGGTCTTTATTAGTTACATATTCCTTGTAACCATTTATATCAAAACCATCTGGAATTTCCTTTTCTTTTGATGCTTTTAGCTTATCAAGTAACTCTTGGTTTTTATTTAGGACACCTGTTTTCTGAGATTCTAAGTCTGCATTATATTCAGTATCAAATGTAGTTTGCGCATCACCCATCAGTTTTAATTGATCTTCTGACAGATTCATTTTCTTCATTAATTCTTCTAGTTTAATAGCCATGTTAATATTCCTGTGATTAATTTTTTATGAAAATCAATTCTTGATTTCCGTGTTTTTCTGAGAGTTGCCAGTTTCTTTTGGATCACCTTTCATCTTTGGCGTTGGAGAAGGGTCGCTATTTTTGTCTGCGTTTGTATTAGAAGTCTCTGGTTTTGGTGCTAATTTAGCATTTAATACCGCTTGATCTTCAGCTATCTCTGCATCTTTTTCTTTAGCTGGGAAAAGTGGAGGATAGGCTTTTATATCAGCCATTTCTTGTTCAAAAGATTTATTTGAAGCTATTAGTTCCCCTTGTTTCATCTTCTCAAACATAGAAGGATGAGAAATAGCACCATCTAACCAAGAACGAACTAAAGCTATCTGAGCATTTGGTTCCATATCTACTGATACAAAATCAGCATTTAATTCATATGATATATTTTCTGTACTTTTACCTAACCAATTACAATAAAATTCTAAAATTACTTCAATTTGAGAAGATATATTTTGAACTATGCTAGTTATAATAGCTGTTTCTTGACTAGTACGAATTAATACAGAGGTAGCAGTTTCACGAGATACTCCTTGGTGCTTAAGAATCTGAGCTCCAGATACTGCCATAGCTTCTTTCAATTCTTCTATATATTCTCTATGAGCTTCTGAAGATTTACCAGAAAATTCTAAGAGTCCAACTTTAGCATCAGGATCGCCTAATACCCAAAGTTTATTACTGCCAAGAGTCTTTGGTATATCTGGATCTTGTGCATCTGCTCCTATGATATAAGGTGTAGGAAGTGCTGTCATATGTAACACTTCTATTTGATCTACAACTCTATTAAAGACATCTATATTTAAATCAGATACATCTTGAAGGACGGATTTTTCAATAGAAAAATTATTAGATTCTCTACCGTGAATAACAATTGGTAATGTTGTTAAAGGTTTTGAATTAGCAACTATTAATGTTGAAGATTGTAAATTATCTGAATTTTCTGTTTTATCTTTTACTTTGTAGTAGTTAGTCTCGTCACTTTGAACTGTTTCACGATTATATTTACGAACTCTAGCCTGAGAAATAATGTTACCTTTTTTGTCTATGGTATCTACTAAATCCCATACATAATGAACTTTAGTTAGCTTAACAGAAAATTCATCTTCAGGATCTCTCTTTTCTTCCATTACGGAATAAATAAACTGAGATAATTCTGGATAACCATTATCATATTTTACTTGAAAAGACACAAACTGCTCAGGTGGTATAAATATGAGGTATGGTTTTTTGGTTTTATCTGAATAATCAACTATTGTAGCACAAAATCCTTGCTTTAAAACTTCGTGTGGTATTTGTGAAGTATAATCATTAAGATTATTACCCAATAGATCAACATTCTTTAATTCATCTTCAGTTAATGGAAGCACATACTTAGGTGGCTTCTTGTAAATAGAAGATGTAAAAGAGCTAATAATCTTTGGATAATATAAGTATTTAGGTGTACGCTGCCATCTAGCTGCCTTTTGTGCGTCAGAATCTAGTTCTAAACCAGCATAATAAAGATTCATATTTATATTAAGTTGATCTCGACCTGCATAAATATCATTATTTTGGTTTATAGGTGTTTGTAAGGCTAAGACTTGCTTACTTTGTTTAAATAAATATGTCATTTCATACCTCTTTTGTGTCTACTGATCTAAAAGATTTCCGTTTTACTGGAAATAAATAGTTGATTATATAGGTTGCCGCATCTGTAATATCATCTATAGAAGCACCTGAACTCTTTTCAGGAAGTTCTGTATTTGGGTTATATACTTGTTGTTCAAAAGCCTCTGCTAGATCGGGACAAATTTCTACGTTTACTTTTAATAAACCCATTCTAAAAGCTGAATTAGTAGAGAGAACACGATTCATAATAGCAGGGTTTCTTCTCGGATGTAAACAACGGAAACCAGCTTGTTTTAACATAGATATGTCAGAAACTGTAGCTCCTTTAGTAGAAGTGTTAGCACCTGAAGCATCTGGGTAGCATATTATATTATGTCTTGGAAACAATTCTTTTAAAGTTTCTATTAATTCAGGAGTATCTTTAATTTTTTGTAAATGTCTAACAGCGTGTAAAGTCTGCTTGTTATTATATACATAACCTGGTTTTTCTTGTCCAAGATCATTAAGTGTTGCTCTTTTAACGTAAACAACAGCATTTATGCACATTACATTGAAGTCAATTCCGACATGTAAGGTATCACTTGGTCTAACTATCTCTACTGTATTACATGTGTCTCTATTAAAATCAGAAAATACCGTTCCAGAGGTTAAATTTGTAAATTGACCGTCTAAATACGCAGAAATTAGCTCTGCAGGGTAAATTGCCTCTAAGTTAGCGACAAAATCCTTTGGTAAATGCTTATTTTCTCTTGTAGAAGCTTGAATTAAGACATAATTATCTGGTTTGTTCTTCTTAAATCTGTCGTAAACGTATTTATAACCCTCTGGAGTTGTGGCTACAAAAAGTTGGTTTACTATATTTACTATGTCCCCATTTTCATCATAAATTTTATTACCTTCAGGATCTAGTAATGGGATAGCTTTACGAGCACGAGCAATAGCTTTTTGCCATATTTCTCTTGCTTTATTTGTAGAAA